GATCATCCGGAAAAGAATAGATACATGAAATACAACAAGAAACTGAATCGTTATGTATCACGGTTTAAAAAAGGAAGTCGTGTGAAAGTCAAATTCAAGACGATGGGAACGAAAAACAAGACAGATGACAGAATAATGTCTGTCAAAGTGTGTAAGTAACATACTGGAAAATATTTAATGGTTGATAGGTACATAAAACTTGAAACAATAGAACGGTTTTATGTACCGATTGAATTATTAAATAAGAAGAAACACACTCAAAGGAGGAAATAAAAGTGGGAAAAGTTAGAATGTTCTATGATGCAAGACAGATTAGAGGAATGGCAGCTACTGCTATGTTCAAAAGTTTCAAAGAACAGATTTATAGAAATGAACAGGGTGGAAACGAACCTGAAGCTCTGTTTTATGATGATGACGGAAACGAATATGTAATCTACAAGGGTTATGTTGGTTCTAATCTCTGCTGGATCGCAGATGTTACGAATTGTAACGGAAACTCTTGTGGTTACTATGCAGAGAAAACTTTGTTAAAACTCACGAAAACGCTTTTTGATAAATGCGTAATGAGAAAATAAAGAAAAGGAAGGTGTCGAAATGGATACATACTATCAATACAGAGATCTAAAGACCATGATTGCTCATAAACTTATGAACATGGATGGCTGGAAAGTATACGGATACAAACCAGATATGAGCGATCTCATGACAGATTATTACGATCCGGCGAATTGGGATGGCATAGCGGAAAAGAACGGGTATATTCTTTGCATAAACGTTTCAAATGCTGCCGATAGAACGGAAATCAAAAAATATAATTACAACAACACGGAAACATCTGCAAAAGTAGCGGAAAAAATTCACAAACTTGAACAGATGACCGTAGAACGTGGAGCATCTGAGCAGGAAGCAGAAACGGCTAGAAAGTCTATCGAAAAGCTTCTTAATAAGTCCCAGAGTACGGAAAAATACGTTGTAACTGGTTATATTCCGGCACACATGGCAAATCCAACGAGAATGAATTGGCATATTGAAAAGGATGGAATTATTGTTGCCAAAGGTAACGGAATTTTGAAATATGCAAAGGTGAGTAACTATTATAATTACTCACAGTATAAGAACGATTTAAAAGAATTTAAAGCTTTTAGTCGTGAAGAATATGCAAAAAAATATGCATCTGACTTGATTCGTAAATGGAATTATACAGAAGAACGTGCCATGAAATCAGCAGAAAGACATGTTAAAGAAATGGAAAATGACTTTGAGCTTGTGAATAAGTTTGAAACTTTTATTAACAAAATTGACACCACTTGCGGCGGTTTACTTGGTGAAGGTGATGGATATATTTATGAAAAAGTAACTATCACTGAATATAAAACGGAAAATAAAGTGGTAGAAGATGAAACCGGAAGCATCAAAGAAGGACAACTTTTCATCGTAAAGACTGGATTCAATTATGGACACAATAAAGGATATGTATATAGAATCCATGAAACCAGATGTGAAGATGGAAAAGTTCTCTATCACGCAAACAAGCTCAACAGAAAGAAAACGAAAGAATGTACTGGTAGAGCTGATAGTTCTAACTATTGGTACATTACGGAAAATTTTCTTAGATGGTTTGAAAAAGGTTCTCTTGTATGGTGCCATCTGGAAGAAGTTAAAACACCGTATGAGGTAGAAACAGTAGTTAAAAAGAAAATCAAGAAAGAAGGAAACGAAAAGAGAGAAAAGAAAACTGATAAAGCTACAACGGAAACAAAGCAAACAGTGAAAACAAAAACCGATAACCAGGAAATCGGATCAGATACAAGCGATATTGAAAATTTGCACTTTGAAGTATCTGAAGATACAGATACAAGAGATAACTCAAAAATCTATCTTGCTAAGGTGTCGGAAAAATTAACTCGTGAAGAGTATGTAAAAGTAAATATTTATATTAAGTCTATCGGTGGTTATTATTCCAGATTCAAGCACGCTTTTTTGTTCAAGGAAGATCCAAGTGGAAAACTTTTCAATGTGTCTTATATGGAAGATGGAGAGAAAACAGAACAAAAAAATAATACACCAGAAACAAAACATACAGAACAGGAACAAAAAGAAGAGAATGTTAAGTATGTGATTACGGAAGATAAACATACAAAAACAGGTGCTACAATCTGGATTGTAAAACCGGAAAAGAATCTAACTAAACCGGAATTTGCGACCATTAAGAAACATTTAGCAACGTTACAAGGCTTCTATAGCAGTTTCAAGAATGGATTTATATTTACATATGATCCAACAGAAAAATTGTGTGCAGATGGCGGTTAGTATACCTATACCGCTTATTTCACTAAAGGAAAGGAAAGGAAATAAAATGTTCAAAGATAACCGAGATTTTTATCCAACGCCGGAAAGAATCATAAACCAAATGCTTGAAGGATTGGACTATAGATATATTAACACTATACTGGAATCATCTGCAGGTAGTGGAAATATTGTAAATACACTTAAACGAATTGAAGAACAGGAAAATAAATGGTCAAGAAAATTCGAATTTGATATTGATTGCATAGAGTATGATCGGAATTTACGTGCGATCTTAAAGGAAAATAATCATAGAGTTGTATATGATGATTTCCTGGCATATGAGACTATGAAAACATATGATCTTATTATTATGAATCCACCTTTTTCAAATGGATGTAAGCATCTTTTAAAGGCTTTAGAGATGCAAAAAAGGAACGGTGGTGCAGTTATTTGCATACTTAATGCGGAAACATTACGGAATCAATGCAGTAATGAGCGTATAACACTTTCTAAAGAATTAGAAGAGTATGGAGCGGAAATAAAGTATATAGAAGATGCTTTTTTGGATGCAGAAAGAAAAACAAGTGTGGAGATAGCTTTAATAAAAGTAAAGCTGCCGGAAACAAAACACAATTCTTTTATTCTGGAAGGATTGAAAAAAGCAGAAACAGAGAAAGAAAATGTGTATTCAAATGAGTATACACAAGTTGCGGAAAACGATTTTTTGAAATCAATTATTGATCAATATAACATGGAAATAAAAGCCGGAATTAGATTAATCAATGAATATCGTGCAATGAGTCCATATATCTTGCAATCTTTCGAAAAAGATAAAAATTCGGGAGAAACAATACAAACAGGTGGATGTATTTTATCTCTGGATATTTCAACAAATAGAAACAAATATGAAAATAAGTTATCTGTAAACAATTACATTAGAGAAGTACGTGGTAAATATTGGAAAGCATTGTTTGAAAATCCAAAATTTATCGGACAGCTTACAAATAACTTACAGTTGGAGTATTACAACAAGATTGAGGAATTAAAGGAGTATGATTTCTCAGTATATAATATCCGTGAAATACGAATGGACATGAATAAAAAAGTTGTAAAAGGTATAGAACAGACAATTATTAATCTGTTTGAAAAATTAAGTAACAAATATTCTTATTACGATGAATGTACAAAAAACATTCATTATTTTAACGGATGGAGAACTAACAAAGCATGGATAATCAATAAGAAAGTTATTATCCCATTAAACGCATATGATAGTATCTGGAACAATTATCGACCATCCAGACATGAAGTTGTAAGAAAATTACAAGACATTGAGAAATGTTTTAATTACTTGGATGGAGGATTAACAGAAGCTATTAATATGCAAAAATCATTATCTTTTGCGGAAGAATACGGAGAAACGAAAAATATTACTTTGAAATATTTTGATATTACTTTCTATAAGAAAGGAACCTGTCATATTACATTTACAAATGAAGAATTATTAAAGAAATTTAACATTTTTGGATGCCAACATAAAGGATGGCTGCCACCTGGATATGGAAAGAAAACATATAAAGATATGACAACGGAAGAAAAAGATGTTGTAAGTGCTTTTGAAGGCGAAAAAGAATATAACAAAGTAATGGAAAATAAACAGTATTACTTATTTGACGGAAAACAATTTCTACTTGAACAGAAATAAGAGAATAATAAAAGAAAAAAGAAAGTGAGGAAACAGCAATGAAAACTTATAAAGGATTCAACAAAGATATGACATGTAGAGGATTTCAATATGAAGAAGGAAAAGAATACACAGTTGGATTCAGAATGAATGGAGTTTGAATGGAGCAAAGATGGTAAGAGTTGTAAGAGGACTCGTGTGATGAGTTTGGATAAAGCAATCGAGCATGGGAAAGAAAAAAGAAAACCTTATACAGGGGACAAGGCGGTTGATAATGAATGCAGGAATCACGGAAGTTGTTCTTGGTGCAGAGAGAAAAGATTACATTCAATTAAAATACAAGAAGACGCCGCAGACGCCAAGATAAAAGAATATGAGCAAGAAGGATGGGAATGACAAAATGAAGAAATTCGATGTTAAATACTATGAATGTTATGGAAAACATTATGAAGTAGAAGCAAATAGTAAAGAAGAAGCGGAAGAAAAATTGATTGATGCTATTGAAGAAGGTAGAGTAAATCCTCCAGATCAGTGTTATGACAGAGACGCGGAGGCAACAGAAATTAGAGAAGTAGAAGAAGATAAAAATGACATGGAAGCATTATCTGATCATTTAATTGAAATCGTAGAACAAAACGATGAAAGATTTTCTTTTGAATGTGGGGTATGCCATCCGGAGCAGGCAAAGATTGAAATTTTCGATAAGGAAAAGGAAATTGGATATATCGTTAAGATTGATCCGATTGAATATGATGAAAATGGAGAGCCGGTGAATATTTGAAATAAAGTTATGTTATAAAGTTGAAAAAGATGTTGACTAGTACTTATTAAAGTGATAATATAATGGATGTAAAGGAGGTAACAGATGGCAAAACCTAAACAAAACGGAATCAGAAAATCTGTTTATATCTCAAAAGAACTAGAGGAAAAACTGGAAAAAGAAGCTTCTGAAAAAGGAACGAATTTTTCAAATTTAATCAGAATGATTCTAGTTGAAAGAGAAGCAAATAAACGGAAATAAAAGAATGACGGTTTAGTCCCGACCAAAGAACTCAAAACCGCCATTCAACTCAATGTATGGTTAAGCCACACGATTGACGCATCTATTATATATCACTTCATTAGATTAAGTCAATCATATTTTTTCCAACTTTATTTGTACCTTGAAAACTGCATAAAAGGTTAGCTACCGGAATAGCTGCGATGAATGAGCTGGAACGCTCCGGATAGTGTGTCGGCAGATATGTGGATAAAAAGCATATAAAACGCTATCAAAATAAAACAAAAAAAAGAAAGGAATTGATTTTTATGTTAATGGAAACAAAACAGAAATCAGAATTACAGTTGTTTCAAAAGGAAGAGTTTGGAACAATCAGAACGGTTGTTATTGATGGAGAACCGTGGTTTGTTGCTAAGGATGTATGTGACATTCTTGGAATGAAGAATCCAACAATGTCAATGAATGGATTAAAAGATTTTGAACGGGCTAAGTTAAACTTAGGTCGTCAAGGAGAGGCGAATATCATAAGCGAGAGCGGATTTTATACTCTTGTGATCAGAAGCCGGAAACCAGTTGCGGAACCGTTCCGTATTTGGGTAACAAGGGAAGTACTTCCAACAATCAGAAAGACAGGTCAATATGTTGCAGGATCTGGAAATAAAGTAGAAAGCATGGTTGAAGATATGGGGTGCAACATGAAAATTGCATATGCTCAGATTAACAACATGGAAGATATGATCGGAGAACAGAATAATATGCTGAAAATGGTAGTGGATAACATGACATTGACTACCAGACAGCAACAGAAATTGTACAAGGCTGCTAAAGATCGTATCAACCACTTGTTAGGTGGTGCACATAGCGTCAGATATAAAGCACATTCCAAAAGCTATTTCATCAATCTATGGAATGATTTTAAAGAGAAATATGCGACTGGAAGTTACAAAGATTTGAATCCAAAATATTACGATGAAGCTTTTGACTGGATTCTAAGATGGGAATATAGCGAAGATTAAAATTACATATTATTCCACGCTGTAGAGTGATGGAAGCTGTCTTATACTTTCCAGTAACAAGAAAGTAGGTTGAGAGTGCTGGTTTATTTGGAATAGAATTAGATACAAGTGACGATAGAAGATAGAAAAGAATTAGATTGTAAAATTTTGCTCATTATACAATGAATAAAAAATCACCTCATGAACTGGTGCTCTCAATAAAAATAAAAATAGAGAGCTAGATTTTATCTAACTCCCTATTTATGGAGATAGAATTAGATACAAGTGAATAAAGAAAATGGGAATATAATAAGAATTTCACAAGAAATTAATCTTTATACTTTGGAAATTTAAACTTGCATAACATTTTAGTGATAGCGATCACTTTTTTGTCAGATAATTCTGGGTGGTTGCAAATCATATCAATTGCATATTTTCTTATTAGGCATTGCATACCAAATCCAATGATAAAAGTTAACCCAGAGCAAGTTGATATAACAAATATTAAAATTTTCCCCATTGTACTTCTCACCTCCTTGGTAGCATTAGGGTAGCTTTGAATGGAGGCTTGTATATTCTATCTAACATTGGATTAGCAATACCAATGTATAAGTTACCATTTTTACCATTTATGTAAAGATAGAACGTTTGTTTTGACAAACTATTGATTACATATAGAAACAATAATAGGCGATATCTTTCAACGGATATCGCCTAATTCATTGGAAAATAAAAAGAAACGGAGAAAGATATTATGGAACAGATTACACTTACAATTAGTGCTGATAAAGATGGAAGATATAAAGTTGTAGATGTTTTGAAACAAATTCAAAGATCATGTAGAAATATCAAGTTCCCGGATAAACCTATTGAAGATACATGTCTTGCAGATTTGATGTTACATGGTAAGCAATGTATTAGAGGAATATCAAAAGGACTCATAAATACATGGAGTATGGAAAATTTTGAGTATGGTATGAGAGAAATAACTTTATATTTTGCATAATAAATAAACAAAAATGGAGGAAAACAGAATGTTAAAATTTACAACAAATGCAAAGGAATTGAAAAATGTTTTGGATAAAGGAGTAGTATCTATTGATAAAAAAGTAGTCAATCAGAAATTAAAAAATATTTACTTTTATGTGGATGAGAAAGCAAATACACTGAAAAGTGTTTCTACACATGGATTACAAGCGTTTACGGAAGTGAATGTAGATGCTTATATCATTGAACCTGGATGTTTTGGAATCAGTATTGATGATGTGAAAGTATTATCAAAACTGACTGGTGAAGTCACTTTGGAAGATGATGGAAATAGAATCTGCGTTAAGAACGGAAAGAAAGTATTGACAATTCCTAAATATGAAAACACAGATGTATTTCTGCCGGAAATGGATAAGACGGAAACGAATATTATAAACTGCAAAGAGTCTTGGTTATTGGAAACAATTTCAAATCTGGATTGTATGACATTTCATTCAGATAACAATATACCAATACAGTGTTTCAATTTTAATATGAAAAAAGAGCGTGTAGAAGCCCTGGACGGTAATAGAATTGGAACTAGATCATTGAGTGAACAGGAAGTTATTAATAAGTATGATAATATAATGCTGCATAATATGTGTGTTCCGGTATTCAAGAAACTTTTAAACAAGAAATCAGATGATATCGTGAAAATGTCACAGGATAAGAAATATGCAAAAGTAGAAGGAAAAAATTTCACATATATTATTAAAAAGTGTGACGGAAAGTATTTCAATGTAGATAATATGATCAATGCGAATTTTGATAAATCATTCACAGTTAATTGTAAGAATTTTTTTGAAGTATGTAGTGATGCTTACAATTTAATTAAATTGCAAGGAAAAGAGTGTAGAGTGCCTATGATAATGCATATGGAAGATGGAAAAATTTATGCATATACAAATACAGTTAGATACGAGTCATTTACTTCCATTGATGCAGAACATATTATTATGGATGATATGATCATTAGATTTAATCCAAGATATCTGACAGAAGCATTAGGAATTATTGATGTTGAAAAAGCAAATGTTAAATTAGTGAGTTCTAAAGCACCTATTATTATAGAAGGAAATGAATACTTGTTTTTGATACTTCCGGTATATATTAAAGATTATATTAACTATGAAGAAGTGTTTAGGAGATTGATTGAAAAAGCAGCTTAAATGGTTGCTTTTTAGGATAAATGGAGGAAATATGATTTATAAAGTCATCGAATCGGAAAAGATTATAAAAATACAATGTACATTAGAATAATATAAAAATGTAGAATTTGAAAAAGAATTAAAAATGTGTAAGTAGATCGAAACCGTATAAAATTGTAATTGAAATAAGAATGGAGAAACAAAAAAATATGAAAATACCAGAAAATACAGAATATTTTACATATTATAATGCAAATCAAAAAGGAAAATATACTACAGATTGTGTAATTAGAGCAATATGCACTGCATTAGGACAAGGGTATGAAGAAACTGTAATGGAATTAACAAAATTATGGCTTGATTCTGGTTACGAAATGGGTGAACCTTCATGTTTTGGGAAATATCTTAAGTCAAAAGGCTGGAAAAAGAATAAGCAGCCAAGAAAAGAAAACAATAAAAGATATACAGGTAAAGAGTTTTGTAAAATATTCACAGGGACTTGTGTTGCTAACATAGGATGTGGACATATCGTATGCATAAAGAATGGAAAAATTCTTGACATATGGGACAGTTCAGATGGATGTATTGGAAATTATTGGACATTGGAAGATTAGATAAGCTTGAGCGAAAGGAATTTGAAATTGCAGTTATATTATGTGAGTAGAAACAAGCAATGAAACAAGAGTTTCAATAGAATAATTGGAGGAAAGTAATATGAACGATAAAAAATATTACGTAGATTTAATAGAAAAAATATGTTTTAAATATAGTCTTTCAGGCTCGTTAATAGAAAAAACATACATAGAAGGAATTAGTAACAATGATTTAACTTGTTGCTATATAGATGGAAGAATTAAGAAGTCAAAAGAATTAAGAAGGGAATTAACATCTGTCTTAAATGACTTTCTTAAAGAATACCCAGATACAATCAAACCGTTATATTCATAAAGGAGGAGAACTTACCATGACAGGGAAATATATGTATGATTGTTATGATAAAGATGAAAAACCTTTAGGAGTTTTCTTTGAGGATGGAACAAAAGAACTTTTAAAACATCATCCTGACGTAAAGTATGTAAGAGGTATGGATGCTGTGACAAGACTTCCGGTTTGGCATGAAGTGAACGAAGACGGATTATTTTCTTACAAGCCAAAAGAAAAGACTCATTATGATGAACAAAATTGGTCTTATAGTGATTTTATATAATAGATATGAAACGATGATTTATTTAGAAAGTGAGGAAACATTATGATTATTGCAAAAGAATTATTTGATTAAACAATTACATTATAGAAGATTGCAGTCCGGCTGCTTAATTGAATGTGTAGAGGATGAAAAGTAGTTATTTATGGATATGGAGAAAGCCATTAAATGCGTGTTTCCTTGGGATTGGAGGTAAGAGAAAATGGAAAATAATGATTGGATTCCTGTTAGTTCTGGTTTGTTTCCAAATGAACAGGAAGATGTGCAAGTAACATTTATTGGATATAACGACCATATACCATATTGCGTAGCATTTGCGTATAGAAAAGATGAAGAATGGTATTGGTCATTAAATGATAGTGAAGTAAAAGTAGAAATTACAGCATGGAAGAAAAATTGCGAACCGTATAAGACAAAGTAAGAAATCCGCATTTCATAGGAAAGGAGACTAAAAAATATGTATGGTGGTATAGTTGTAAAACCTTATTGGGGTTTTAAAGTTGGAGATAGGATATACTTGAGAGAAACAAATATTGCATTCAAATGGAGTGCTGATTTATATAGGTCAAAGGACTTATCATCATTTGTTGTCACGGTATGGGATATTGATGAATTTAGACAGTGTGTAAAATTAGACTGACGGATGACTAGGGAAGGCGAAATGTATTCCTTTATTCAACTCGTGAAATGTGTGTTTTTCTTTGGAAAGGAAATGTAAGATATGAGTAGAAAGTATGATATTAGAATTTGTAAATGTGGACGGATTCATGCTATCCCAAATGAGAGGATTGAAAAGGCATTAGATGCTGATAAAAACTTTCTTCTTATTTGTGCAACATGTGGAAATGCAACTCTGATTGGTGCAAATATTTCGCCTGATTGGTACGATCCATCAAAAAATTGTTATGAAATGTATTCGGCAGATTTTTCTTCATACGAAGATAAAGTAATCAATACAGATACATTTAAGAAAAATGAGAAAGAAAAGGCAGTAGAAGAAATTCTTTACAGCCACGGGATTAAAGTTCCTATGAAAACAGGTCAGTATGCAACAGACTACTTTAACGGCAGATTTTCTGATAGATGGTATCCTGATTTTTATAAAATTCAGAGAACGAATATTACAGTAAAGGAAATTATGGACTTTATTGATGAATACACGCACGACAGAACTACAGTAAATATGAATAGATTCATCAATGAAACACCTGACGATGTGCTTGACGAGTTATCCAATTATCTGATTGATGGGTTAGATTGGAAGGGAACTAATTTTGAGAAAGAGTGGCACAAGTAAGAAATTTGCATTCCATTAAAAGATTGGAGGATACCATGTTTAAATTATCATCTATAAAAGTTGGAATGAAATATCAAGATGTAAGAAATGAAATTATTAAATCAAATAATTTAATTATGAGTTGTTTGCCAGCTTTTTGTAATAGTAACTATGATGTAGCAGAAAATTTTGACACAAAAGAGAAAGTCTATGTATTGAGAGATTATGTTACAGGAATTATTACAGATGTTACTACAGATTATTGTAAAGCAGTGAATGTTGAAACAGCCAAAAGAAATATACATAAAATTCTTTATAATAATGGTTGAATTTTTGAAAATGAAAAAGAAAGTTATATTTAATATATCCCGGTTGCAATTGATGAACTGTTAAATATTAAATCAGAAGATGGAGATAAATTTAAAATAACGATTGAAAAATTAAATTAGGTAAAAATAATAGTTTATAATAGAAAGGTAGGAAAATAAAATGAGTAGAGTAATAAAATATGTATGTGATTGCTGTGGAAAAGAAATTCCAATAATTAAAAAGGTGGATGCATTTGGAATAGAAAGAGAGTATTTACAAAGTGGAAAAGTTAAAAGCATTTGTTCGCCTAATCTATCAACGTTTGGGATAGATCTTTGCAAAGATTGTGCTCATAAAATTGATATGGAAATAATGGAATCGAAGTTAAAAATATTAAAGAGTGTTTTAGGGAGATAGTCATGTACAGAGTAGAATGGATGGATATTGATGGAGAAATAAAAGTAGTAAGAGGATTTAAAACAAGCGAATATGCACATGAATGGATTAGAACTCATCATTTTGATATTGACTTTGAATGTCCGATGGTGTTTTATGACGAGTAGTGAAATAAAATTTTGAAAAGGAGTTAACATTGCAATGAAGTGTTGACTCCTTTCATTTACAAAAAGAAAATTATAAACCAGGAAGGAAAATAAATGAACATAATGGAGAATTATAAAGTAGGTCAAACAGTATTTTATCGAGATACAAGTTTTGATGCTGGAAATGAACTAATAAAGTGTATTGTTAAGTTTGTGCAGCCTACATATATAGTGATAACAGATGTAAAAACAAATACAGATTTGTACATACGTGAAGGATTCAATTCAAATTGTGTAATATCAGGAGGTAAAAGATATGAAGGAATTTAAAACAAAGGAAATTGGAAGATTTGAGTGTTGCGGAACTACATATGTAACTGTTATAATTGAAGGGAAAGCAGCTTGTACAATGACAGAAAAGGAAGCAAAGTTTATTTATGGGCGAAACCATTTGAACAAATGGGGAAATAACAAAAGAATGAGAAAACTGGAAAGAAAAACAAGAGAATTTCAATCAAAGAAAAGAAATAAAGTAGACACTGAAAAAAGTGCTTAATAAAAGAAAGGATGGAAAGAAAATGAAAGATTTTACAACTGTAATTTGCGTAATTATTGTCATCGTTTATGTTGGGAGAAAGTTTTTCGAGGAATTAAGAGCTTATTTGAAAAATAGTTTGCTTATAGAGGAACAAAGAAGAAAAGAAGAAATTGATCGAAATTATCAAAAAGAATTAGAAAGACGACAAGAGATTAATAAAAATAAAGAAGAAGATTATTATACGAAAAAATAAAGGATGAACAAAAATATATAATAAAGAATAAATTTGAGTTCAGTATAGAAAGAAGATGTGCACCATGTATTTAGTAAGAACAAATAGCGGTGATAAGATAGTAGACACTGCAGAAGAAATAAAAGAGTTAGATAAATTAAAGATTAGAAAAATATATTCGCTGTCAGAGGTAGATTATGACTCTTTAGTATCTACCTCTGATATTAGAGACTGTATTTACAGTCTTTTAAAGGGAGATCAAGTTGACAGGAACGAAGTAATAAATTATGTAGCTGAAAAGTTAGACATAAAAAAGAAAGAAGTTTCTAAAGTGATCACTGCAATGAAAAAAGAGAAAGTTATATATGTAGTTGAAGAATTCGATTGGCTGGGTATAAACTAATGGAAAGAATTTGGAAATATTTTATAGTTTTAAATGATACACAATATGGATTAAGTAATATTGTACAAAACAAAGGCTACAGTGATAATGGATAGCCATTGTGTCAAGATTTTTCAATCGCAATCAATTCAATTTTGATAGTATAGAGCAACTGCTCACATGGGTTAAAGCAACACACAAATTTTTATAGAAAATGAAAACTTTCACATAGAAGGTCATTTTTAAGACAATTTAAATTTAAAAATATTTGAATAAAAAAGGAAACAAATATAATGGGAAGAAGTATTTATTTTACAGATCAAGAATTGTAACAAATCAGAAATTATGTTTTTGAAGCTGTTTATATTTTAGGAGAAGCAAGTGAAATGTACGAAGAAGTCGATGAAGATATGGAAAATGGACTTGGTTCTGCATTACGGAAATTATACAAAGGTTGCAACGGAGAAAACAAATACGAAAAATATAAGACAAAAAGAAAGACTTGTAAATTTTAATGGAGGATAAAAATGAATGTAGGAGAATTAAAAAGATACTTTCTGAATATGATGATGACTTGCCGATATGTATTGGAATCTATCAAGTCAGAGGTGCTAATTTTGCAACAGACATAAAAAATGTAGAAGCGTTGATTGTAGAAGATTTTGAATATGGAGAAGAAAAACAAATAGTACTGACACAAGGAAATCAAACAGGAATTATTGATTATGAAGAATAAGTCGTGAAAATCAGAAAATGCAATGAAATGTAAGTTTCAAGAAAGGATTGTATGGATAGAATTAATTTTGTATATTCGGAAAACGAAAAAGAAAAATCTTTTCTCGATGAATACCGAAGAAGATGTGAGATTATGGAACATAATCAACAATTACAGAAAGAATATCCTATAAAGATAAAAGATAAAATTTAATTGTTAGAGAGGATGATATTATGGAATTTGCAAAATATTATAATGTAACAAAACTTGTTGACGATATGCAGAAAAAAGAAGAAATCGACACATATCCAACAGAAGAAAAAGATAAATTTGTTGGTGTATATGTTTGTATGGACGCAAACGATTTCTGGATTTCAAGAATCAGCAAGGATTTGAATGAAGATTACAATCATGAAGAAGGAATTTGTCTTGTAGAAAGAAATAAATTTGATATTTATGCTGTTGCAGACAAGTTATTTGAATTGTATGAGAAAAGATTGCCAACGACTTTAAATAAAAATACCTGTCATGATTATTTCGACAGGTTCAAAGCGAAAGATATTTGTAGAGCTGTTATTATTCTGGATGATTGGGATGGGTTAAGCAACTGGGATAATTATGAAGCGGAATCACTGGAAAATGCCGTTGATATTATTGATGGTGGATTTGGAATTTTGCCATTAGTAGGATAAAATTTAACTTTCCTTTGGAGGTGATATTTTGAAGAATGAGCAGACAATAGCAATAATAAAGGATATTGCAAACAAAAACATAACACCTACTGAACAAAGAGCAATTGAAAAGGCAATTGCAGCTTTGCAGTATTGTGGTAATCTTACTTATTATACGGAAACGAAAAGATTTGGTGATAAGCCAGATATGAGAGAAAAGATAAAAGAATATATTAGTGAGCTTGATCTGGAAATTGACAGACTTGAATCTGACTTAGAAAAGCAAATGACTTATAATGTAGAAGCTTACAAGGTTACTGCAACGGAATCAAGATTGAAAGCAATAATCGAAGTAAAGAATGATTTACTTGGTAGATTAGAAGAGGTAATATAAATGGAAAGTGTATTTGAACTTCATGAAAAAGGAATAGGTAGGTAAACTATATGGAAAATGAATACAAAGCAAAGTCTAGCGGTTTTTACAACGGTATGCGACGGTGAGCGACAGAAAAGAACGTAATTTTACGGTGAATAACGGAAATAAACGTAATAATATTGACACGCTCGATATATAATGTAATAATATGATATGAACGGAGGTGATATTTTTGATTAAAATAAATCCATATAGACCTGGAGCAGGACTAATGCCGACATATTTAGCTGGTAGGGACGATGATATTAAAGAAATGGAACAGATTTTTACAGCATTAAAAATGAATATTCCAGTACAATCAGTTATATTTAGTGGATTGAGAGGTGTCGGAAAGACAGTGCTAATCAATAAACTTCAAAAGATTGCTGAAGAAAAAGGAATATTTTGTAAGCATTTGGAAGTAGAAGAAAGGAATGATTTTATTTCTCAGATTGCCAGTTGTTCACAATCTTTCTTACGGAAAATTAGTATGAAAGAGAAATGTAAACATTTGATTCAAAAGCCTTTAGATGCGATCAAATCGTTAGTTGTGTCATTTGATCCAAATGATAATACATTTTCACTATCTGTACAAGAGATGGAATTGTATAAAAGTACTAATCTAACTCAAAGCTTAACAGATGTATTTGTTACTCTTGGAGAAGCTGCATATAATGCAGAACTTCCGATATGTTTCTTTGTTGATGAAATTCAATATATGAAATCATCTGAGCTTGGAGCGGTTATTGCAGCACTTCACAGGACAAATCAATTAGGGTATCCTATTATGATTGTAGGTGCCGGATTACCTAAGATTTATAAAATGCTATCGGATGAAAAATCATACTCAGAAAGATTGTTTTTGTATAAAGAAATTGATTCGTTAGGAAAAGAACAATCTTACGAAGCTATTCAAGAACCATCAAGAAAATTTGATGTAGAGTATACAGAAGATGCATTAAATCTTATCGTTGATGTTACAAAAGGATATCCGTTTTTCATTCAGCAGTTATGCCAGATAGTGTATGCTGATGCGGAAACGGATATAATTGATAAAGTAGATGTGGAAAATGCAATAAGTAAATTTTTCAATATATTGGACAAAGGTTTCTTCAAAGTAAGATATGAAAGGTGTTCAGATAGTGACAAAAAATTTATATTTGCAATGGTGAGATGTGGGGAGTTACCTTGTACAATTTCGAATATTGCGAAACAGTTAGGTAAAAAGGTAAAGAGTGTTTCACCAACGAGAGGGCAACTCATCAATAAAGGTATAATATATTCAGTAAGACATTCGGAATTGGATTTTACTGTTCCGGAATTTGCTGGTTTTATACAAAGGTCTGATGAATATAAGGAATGGTGCAAAGTCAATAATGAATAAAATAAACCGTTGATCGTATGATTGGCGGTTTTGTTAAATGAATACGATATAATGTGCTTAATGGCTGCTAATATAATATTTATTGGCAGTCATTTTTGTTGAAAAGTACAACTAAGTTGATTTTTTGAATAGTTTATGATAAAAATAAAATAAGAAATTGAAAGTTATTTATAGTTTTTATAATAAGAAAGGGACACATAAATGGAATATATAAATGATGTTTCAGAAGAAGAAAAAATATTAGCATTGCAAAATATTACACAAATTATGAAACAATATGAAACAATGAGAAATACTGTCTCCAATATTGTTTATGAATTAAAGAATAGATACGATAATGAAAATGAAACAGAAAAGTTTTGCATAGATATCGTTAGTCAATATGTTAAAAATCATGGAAGAAAACACAATTATGTATATTTCTTTAGAAATAAGTATAATAATTTTGTAAAGATAGGATGTACAACAGACCTTGTAAAACGTTACGGAGATATCCGATCTATATGTAAAAATTACATTGGAATGGAAGATGCACTTTTGACAGAAGGTGCAATAGATACTTCTTTTATAAAACCGGAAAAAATAGAAAAATATTTACATGAAAAATATAAAAAATATCGTAAATTTGGAGAGTGGTTCGAATTTCCAAAAGACGTATGGGACGAAATTTATCATCTTTTTATAGATAATGATAATTTTACAGATATGACAAATGATAAAGATATAGAAAAATTAAACGTTCAAAATAAAATACATAATATTATATATATTGACTCATCTATAGATAAAGAATTTTCTGAATTATTATCAGAGTGCTCAAAGAGAAAAGAAATTGGAAAGGAATTAATAGAAACATATATTGATGAAATTACTAATATGTTATCCGGGATTCATTTTAGAATAGATTTATTCGATGAAGATGAAGCATTTTACAGATTATTATATATGAATTTTATGGATAAGTTTGTTGAAAAAAGAGTTGATTTATATTTTTACACGTTTCAACATATGAAAGATTATTATATAAAACAAGGGATAATATCTAATAATTTTAACGAGTAATACAATTTAAGTTGGGTATTAAGTATTGTACTGTAATCTTATTAAAGCACAATAAAAAATGCTTTACAATGCACTGTTAATGTGCTATTATAATCAATGTAAGGAGGAGAGCAATGGCAAAACCGAAACAAAATACTCAACGCCTTGTAATTTATATATCTCCGGAACTGGAAAAATCTTTACAAGATGAAGCAAAAAGAAAAGGTACAAATGTATCAAATATGGTAAGGATGATTTTGACAGAACGGGAATATACAAAAGGTAATTAAAAAAGAAATGGTTGCCGAGTCTGGTAAACAAAACAACCATTTCTATCACAACGGTTAGCCAAAGCTATAATATCGTTGACAATTTCTATTATATCAAATCTTCAGAAATAGTCAACTAAAATTCCATTATGATTGTACTTTGACAACTAAATAAAGCAAATAACGATTTTCGCATGGTTGTAACAAAATTGGAAATTTTTTGTAATTATAAAATCAACACAGAGAATATTATGTTGTAAAAATATCAACAAATTTTCAAAGAAAGGATTGTGTGGTATGAGAATCACAAAAGAACAGCAAAATAAGATGGATAATCCATTACTGAATGACAGACAGCTTAGAGATGAGTGTGTTGGAAGATATGAAGTATTGGAAAAAGTTAAAAAGTTGGTGTTGTTGCCGGGAACTGAACTGATGTCTACAGAACAAATAGCAGACTATTATGAGGTTTCGATTGATCATATTAAAAGATTATATGGATTAAACCGAGAGGAAATTAATGGAGATGGAACTAAAATGCTTCCAAGAGAGTATTATAACGGAAATGGCATAAATGCCACTTCCGTAGATAGTAAGAAAACTTCCGTCACATATTCGTTTGAGGATGGACAAACCATTACAATTAATAACAGAGGTTTAAAAGCATTTAGTCGGAGAGCCGTTTTAAGAATTGGTATGCTATTGCAGCAATCAACAGTCGCAAAAGAAGTAAGATCACAACTTCTTAATATAGAAGAAAAGGCATCTCCGGAAGTAAAAGTTCAGGATATCCAGGAAGAGCAACGATTAATGTTGAATGTCGGAATGGCTTATGCAAGCGGAGATATCAATGCGATGTTGAAAGCTACAACGGAATATAATGCTTTTCAGAATAGACATATTAAAAAGTTAGAAAATGACAATAAAGCATTAGCAGGAGAGGTTCTTAATTGGGGAGATCGTAGTAACTTAAACGCTGGAGTGAGACAACTTTCTGCGGCTACAGGTATACCATTTGGAAATCTTTGGAATGAACTGTATAAAAACTTACAGTACAAATACGGAATTTGCTTGAAACAAAGAGGAAGCACGCCATATATTCAGTGGATCAAAGAAGAAGAATGGTCAAAAGTTCTTAAAACGTTTTGTGCTATGTGCGAGGCTTATAAGCAGTCTCCTACGGATATGTTCCAACAAACGACACCTAAGATTAAGGTGAGTTAAATAGCAAAATACATAACAATTATTCCACGCTGTAGAGTGATGGAAGCTGTCTTATACTTTCCAGTAACAAGAAAGTAGAATATTATTATAATTTTGTATATTTGTGGAAACATATAAATAAGAATATTTCAAAAAGGACATTGATAACGATGAATAAAGATGAGTATGAAGAAGAACTAAAAGAACTTTTAGATAGAATGAAGCAAGAAGAAGGATATGTAGAAGTATCAGCTTTAGCGGAGAGATTTGAAGGAGTCGATAATGAATATAATCATTCACCATGGAATCTTTTTCAGATCTTAAGCAATATTGATATGTTCATTCCACTGAGATTAGACGATGAAGTAAGCAATTTCGATGAATTAAAAAAGAAAGTGTCATCGAACAAGTGCTTAAAACATGTAAACACTAGAAAACAAATGAATAAAATTACATCAACGTTAAAAGAGTTGAGAAAAGCAAAAGGATTGACACAAGAAAATATCAATCGCATGACAGGATTGAGTCAGCAAATGGTATCTAAAATCGAAACAGGAAAGGGTAATCCATCATTGGAAAGCTTTATAGATTATTGTAATGGGTTAGGTATTGACTTGTTGCAGGTATTGATTGATCAGTTTTAGTATGTACGAATGGAGAGAATGGAGAGTGAGATTATGTCAGGAGTAATGGATATAATACCATATCAAGTGAATAGTTGTGTTAGTGGAAATATTATAAATTTTCCAACAAAAAGCAGAGAACGTAGATGCTCAACTGAGATGTCTTTTTTGCAAAATGATGAAGAGATTCGGGCAGTATACAATGTTTTTCGTGGTTATATCGCAAATGCAACTACATTGAAAAAAGAGAAGAATGCAAGACGTAATCTCACTATGTTTGTATGTGCTATAAATATTGGATTGCGTGGTGGTGATTTTTGTAAATTAAAATGGTCAGATGTTTTCGACTATGATTGGGATGTAAAACAGGAGAGTGAGTTTGTTCCGGAGAAAACAGAAAGAAGAGATAAAAATGGAAATATCACCAGTAGAAAATACGTGAAGTTAAGATTTAATCAGAATTTTCGAGATACGATTAGCGAATATCTAAATTGGTTGAAATTTTGTGGATGTGATCCTGATTTAGATGATTATATATTCGAATCTAATAAAGGTAATCATATTGATGAGAAAGCATGGTATAAAATCGTAGAAAAATATAGGATGGAAGCTGGTATAAATAGGAAAATTGGAACCCATGGATTAAGAAAAACATATGGACATAGATATTATATGTCTCATCAGAATAAGGAAGAAGCCTTGATTGATTTGATGGGAATATTTGCTCATTCGGATATGCGAATTACATTAAGGTATATTGGTATTATGGGCGAAAGAATCGCTGCTAACCAGGAACGAATGTGTATGTCATATGACGAAGATTAAAGACAAGATTATGATAGCAACCTTATTTTTGGTTGCTATCATCTAATGTGATCACATCTGTGATTTCACAATTTAAAGCTTTACATATTTTTTCAAGCGTTGTGAAATCAATTTTGGTTGTTTTATTTTTACATAAATTATTAATGGTTGGAAATGTTATACCAGTTTCTTTAGAAAGCCAGTATTGACTTTTACCAAGTATATCAAGAGTATCTTTTAAAATTATTTTCATGGTTTATACCTCTATAATTCAAGTTGATTTATTGTTAAAAGTTCATCTTGATTATAACAACAATGAGCATTTTTAGCAATATATAAAACGAATGATGTATATTACTAAAAATATGTGAAAATAATAATATATATGCTTGACAATATATAAAACATAACATATAATGAAAATATCAAAGGCAAAATACATACCACAAGAGAGGAGGATACATATATGGGAAACGTAAAAAATGAATATCACAGATATGATATTATTGAAGCAGAAATTCAGATTGCTTTACCATCTGGATCTGTTCAGAGAAAAAAACGTCCATATATAATTGTGGGTAATGAAAAAGGAACTATTACGGCTCCGACTGTTATAGCCATGCCTTTGACTCATATTATTAAGAAAACTAATCTTCCTGTTCATGGATGTATTAGTGCAAATAGTGATACAGGGTTGTCTTTGTATTCAATGGTTCTCGGTGAACAACCTTACACACTAGATAAGAAATGTGAAGTCAAAAGGAAGCTGGGAACAGTTGTAGACAAAGAGCAGAGAAATATTGTAAATAAAATTTGTTGGAATACGATGTTTTTCGGAGAAAATATAAACTGGGAGGAAGTGTTAGTATGAACGGATATATTACCGTTAGCAAAGAAGAAGCGAAAAGAATGATTGATGCTGCACCTGGTAATACAGTAACAATCGCAATATATAATCCGTCAAATATGGTTCACGCACCAACAATTAGAAAAAAGAAAAAGATAGGTAAGGAATTAATCGAATTGGCTAAAGAAATTGGATATCAAGATAATGATTTTTTTGGTGTTATTGGTTGCCTATCTGTAGAAAAGGATGGAGAATTTATGAGAAACATTATGTTTCCATATCCATTATTGGAATAAAATTTCCAATATTTACCGCTTGAAACAAAATATAAAAATTATTAAAATATTATTAAAAGTGGTAAAAATTAGAAGCTTTACTTGTATATTAAAAAACGAACGGATGTTCTGAAAATATCTTGACACAAACGCTTGTTTGGTATATAGTAAAGAAGAACAGAAAAAAGAAATCTAGCTTCTAGGTATTGGTAGTACCGTAAAAACTAGATTTCTTACATAATGAATTAAGCAGTAACAGTTAAAAAAGATATAATAAAAGTTGACAGCAAATATTATATCTAATAAATGCTACATAAACATAATAAGACACATTATCAATATTTGTCAAGTTTAATCGTAGCGATTCTGCAATAAGATTCCAATTTTTTTGAAATTGAAAATTGAATATAGGTTTATGAAGAAAGATTGTGTAAATTTTTACACAGTGTATTTAATATACACTTTTTCAGGATCATTAGTTCAGTTGGTTAGAACGTCCGGCTCATAACCGGGAAGTCCTGGGTTCAAGTCCTAGATGATCCATTGATAATAAACAAATAAAAACAAAGAAAGGATGATGAAATATGTATTTGTTATCAGATGGAAAAAATTATGCCATGAAGAATCCATTTAATGAAAATGACTGGTTGTTGACAACTTCACCAGTTAAAGCTACACGACTGAGTTATAAGCAGGCGAGAAGTCTTGTAAATAGAAAAGGTAAACGCTTTAATCAGTTCCGAGACATGAGCTTAGTTGATGCTGGAGATGGAGAGGAGCAAGACGCAAATCTTAAAGCTAAAAGCAATGCAAATGTTTATATTGGTAAAAATGACGTTGAACTTGATGAATCGATTCTTAATCAGGTTATAAAAGAAGCAAGTCAGGTTATCGGATTGGCTGCATTTGGAAATACGGAATTGATACAGTACAAAGAACAGTTAGAAATAGCATTGTCAAAATATGACAGTGCGGAGAGTGATGTTCTTCATTCTCTTGAAAAATATAAAATTGATCATAATGGGAAGAATCCACAAGCACATAAAATGGCGAAGATTGCATATCTTCTTGATGAGATTCGGGATAAACATAAAAAGATTAAACAGTGTTTGCGTTATGTAGAAGTAATGCAAGATGCAATCACACATAAATACAATTTACATAAATTAAAATATGAATTGAAAAAAGTAGAATATGAGGAATATAAAGGGAGAACAGAATATTATGATATAGCGTTAAATATTCTGGAATAAATAAAGGCGGTAAATAGAATGACAGATGAACAGATTAAGGAAGGATTAAAAAATCTCACAGAAAAACAAAAAGAAATTATAAATGAATATTGTGTAGATGAAATGAAAGAGTTGAAGAAAATAAGTCATTTCGCATGGGAAAGGTTTGGACTTCCTTTTTCTGTTCGTGATGACTTGTATAGCGATGCTTTGAAAGTTTTAATGGAAAGCATACTAACTTATGATGAAAGTAGAGGAGCAAACTTTAAAACTTTTTTGAGCAATAACATCAAACTTTCAGCAAGTGAGTGGTATCGAGACAACTATCTACGCTCAAAACGAAATAATTTAAAGTTGGATGTAAATGGAAATATCGAAAGAGACGAGAATGGAAATCCTATCATCGTACAAAATTTATCTTTTGATGCACCTGCAGTGTTAAACAATGATGAAATGGATTTAAAAGAGAAAATACCAGCTCCGGAAGTATCAAAAGAAAATGTTTCAATTAATTTACAAAATTATTTGGATACTTTATCTGAAATGGAATCAACTATAGCTTTATACATTTTAGATGGATATAAGTTGAAAGAAATTAAAGATATTTTACATATTTCTGATAAACAACTCGAACGATATAAAAGAAATATGAGTACTTTTGAGAGGTATCGACTGTTAAAACACGATGATTATGTTGGAAAGGAAATGGAGGATAAAGAGATGAGCGTAGGATATACAACATTAGAGAAAAGTAAACCAGATAGACAGAGTATTGCTTCTATTATTAAGAAAATCAATAATCTGACTTTTAGGTTTGATCATCCACTTCAGAGACAATCTGATCAATGGACGAATGTAATGAAAGGTAATTTAGTTTCAGATATTTTACAAGGAAATCCTATACCACAGCTGGTATTTGCAGAACAGATTATAAATAGCATAGCTATTATTTGGGATCTGGATGGTAAGCAAAGATGTTTGACATCTTATGACTTTTATAACAATAAATTTAAAATTTCAAAAAATATCAGAAGATCATTAATTTCATACCAAAGAATTTTGAAAGATGAAAAAGGAAGTCCCGTATTAGATGAGAATGGTTTTCCAATAACAGTAAGAGAAGAATTTGATATAAAAAATAAAAATTTTTCTGATTTGCCAGAAGAACTTCAGGACAAATTTCTTGATTATAATTTTGAGATTGTTCAGTATTTAAATTGCAGTCCAGAAGATATTGCTTATCATTATGCAAGATATAATGAAGGTAAACCAATGAATACTTCTCAGAAAGGTGTTATTTGTTTAGGAGAACAATTCGCTACATTGGTAAAAGGAATATCAGCAATGCCATTTTTTAAAGAGATGGGAAATTATTCAAGTAGACAAGCAAATAATATAAATGGAGCTATGGATAGAGTAGTGGTTGAAAGTATTATGACCACAAATTTTCTTGATGATTGGAATAAAGAAAATGAAAAAATGTGTGAATTTTTAAAAGAAAATGCGACAGAAGAAACGTTTAATAATTTTGAAGATATGGTAATGAGGCTTTCTGAAATTGCAGACGAAAGTACTTTGGAAAAGTTTAATGTAAAAGATTCAATGGTTTGGTTTGGATTATTTGGTAGATTTATAAATTCGTTGAGTTTGTGGCTGAGTTTTCTCAGTCATTACATAGTAAAAAAGTGAACGATATTTCATATGATGATATTGTAGAGAATTCAAAATCAACAAAAGATAAAAGCGTCATAGTTTCAAAAATTGAAATTCTTGAGCATTTGATGAAAGAATATTTTGATATTGAAGAGAATGATAGTGAAGTAATTTATGATGGAATAGGTTGTGATGCAGCGAATAGCGAAATTGAAAATCTGGATATAGTGAATGATGGTAAAGAAGATATAAAGAGTTTGGAAGATGAGGTGAATTCCGAAAGTATTATGGACGTTGATATGAAAGCAAATGGAGAAGATATAAACGCAGGAGATACTGTTTCAACTATTGATTTTGTAAAAGAGAATGTAAC